TTGCTTCAATTTCGGGCTGCGTGAGTCGCGGGGGGAGACCTAGAGGCTGAGGTGCCACTGGCTGAACTGCAACTAAAGGAAACACTTTCATGATAATTTTTCTAACAGCAGCTTCAGTATCAACAAGAGCTTTATCGCGAAATGGACCTACTTGTTGTGGTTGAAGGCGCTGAGCTACATCTGCCACTACCTTTTCAACGGCGCTAGCCCCAGCACGAAGTGCTTCCGTAAGCAGGGCATCGCGTTCAGCCTCAGTCGTAGGTATTTTATCAAAATGTATGATTGTAGAACGAAGTACCCTCGCAACCTCTGTATTAAGAAATCCGAATAGATACTGCCCAACCTCGTCGGATGCCCTTGCTGCCGCAAGATGAATTTTTCTTAAATTATCTGGCGTCGCCATTTACTTATACAAGACAATTAAAAGCGCATAGGAAACAACGGTCCAGGGTCACCTCCCGTCATATTTGCGATCTCTTTTCTAACAATCTTCGGATACATGAATCTGTAATAAAGATAATCCTCTTCTGTATCCACGTGAGTTGATGAGAGCTGAACCATGGTTCCGGGACTTGTAAAGCCTTCCTTTAAAAGAAGTGAAACACCAATGATAACAGCGATTAGAACCATAATATAGGTCAATGTGAACATGTTGATTGTATCTATAAGTTACAATCAAAATGCGTTTGATACTATGTATTTACAAACCTCTAGGGAATCCTACGAGATTTGCACCGAGACCGAAGCCGGCACCCTGGCGAGCCGTCACGCCAATAGACGGGGAGACTAAGTCAAGAACAGCGAAGACAGCCGCCGCGACGAGCGCCAATGTGGCGATCTCGTCGACCGGCAGGGTCTTCCGGGGGATAAAAAGCGCGGCACCAGCTACAACGAGACCCTCAATCAGGTATTTGATCGCACGATTGATAACTTCAGCAACGTCCATGTTTGTTCTATATTTAGGAAAAAGAAATTTTAATGCGGAGTTTAAAGATAAAGGATTTACATTTGTAAAGAAGAATGGCAGCTGAACGTGAAGATTTCTTAACCGAGGATGCTGAGATTCCCAGCCAGCGCTGGGCTCTTCTGAGTTTCCTCAGCCCCGAGAAGGTATTAAGCCGGAAGGATACACATTTCTTTACTGTTTTTTTGAAGCAGTATGAATTCCAAGTTCGCACACAAAATCTTGAGAAGTTCCTTGTCGGAAAGGTTAAGAGTTTCAATGACAAGCTTGATAAGCAGGCGGCGGAGTTCGAATCAAAGGACCTCAGTGGTGCCGCAACCCTGTGCCGCGGTGCACAGATGCGCGTCGACACTGTATTGACCGATCTTCAGGAGTTCGTAAAGACGAACCAGAAGGAGCTTATTCAGTCCAAGTTGAATGACGAGTTCGATGACTTCCTTTTCAAGAATAAGACCAAGCTCGAGGATGATTACTATGCGCAGAACAATTTCCAGACAACTGTGCGTGGTCTCAAGATTCGCGGCGTATACAGCGACAAGCGTGAAGCCGAGGTTCGGGCGAAGAAACTCCAGCGCACTGATCCTCTTCATAATATCTTTGTAGGCGAGGTGGGTAAGTGGCTGCCGTGGCATCCCGACCCGCACGAGGTTGCCGAGCAGGAATATGCCGAGGATCAGCTCAACACGCTCATGAAGAAGTACAAGGAGAATGAGGAGGCGCGTGAGGTGTTCCACAGAGAGCAGCGTGAGTCAGGACGTAGTCAGAAGAAGACTGTTTTCTCAGATGATGGTGTCCCTGAGGGTGTAGGTGCTACGATGAACGTTGTAAGCGGTGTACCGAAGGAAGATGAACTACCTTCCCTCGGATCAGGCACGTCGGCGTTTGCCGGCATGTTCTCCTCATCAGGTTCTGCAGATCTCGCAATCGAGAGAAAGACCCAGAAGAAGGAAGAGTAAATAGATTATAAGTATGTAAACTGAAGGGCTGGTATTTGTCTATATCAACTCTTCAGTTAGCTCATTTGGTAGAGCGGGGGATTGTAGACAATGTCTAAGCAATAAGTCTCCCCAGGTAATTGGTTCGATTCCGATACTGAAGATTTTTTAATCATGTAGTACATGCTTTGAAAATCATATTAATGTTGAATCTCAGACAAGTCACTGAATTTATACATAAAAAAGTGTAATAGGGCAACTGACGACAGTGCCATGCCCGCCACTTGAATAATATGCCATTCCTTTGTTCCATCTTCTTTTTCTTTTACGTCAACAGCTTTACATATATTTGTTAAGCTATATATTGAATAACCAATTGCATATCCTAATAAGGCGCCTAGACATACGTCACTAAAATGATGATAGCCAAATGACACGCGATGTAATGCTGTCATTGCGGCAACAAAAAAACCAAAAGACACAAGAGCCAATTTTATTGTCGGATCGTAAAAGGGTATTCCTAAAAACGTTTTATCCTCATTACTCTTTGTACTGTCTGATAGATACATATGGAGAGTTGTCGCCAATGCGACGGCAATAATAGTATGCCCTGAAGGGAAACTCTGATGCATGGTACCACCAAGGCAATGTTTAGGGTCAATTAATTTATCTAAGCCCTTTCCTTTCAAACATCCTGGGCGAATGCGGTCTATATTATGTTTCATATACGTCGCAACACTGAAAGCAAACCAATGGGGTAAAAGATGAAACTGAACAGGATTGAATGATTTATCATAAAACATTGTAAATATAGCTAAAAACATACCGGGAATCACATATAATTCATAGGGTAATAGACCCAAAAAATACGGGGCTTTTGAAATAAGCGGATTTTTATTAAGACCTATATTTTCGTATATCCATTTTGTTATTTTGAAATCAACATTATTTGTAGCTTTTACTATATTTTGTATCATCTTATATTAAAGTATTTTTTAATATAAGATCATTATTTACAATGGAAACTACTGTACAAAAATAGGAATACACTTGTTTTCCTGGCAAAACTGTCCCTCGGCACACGTTACACCCGCGCAATCCAAATTGCGGAATCCCTCGTAAGGAAACGCAGCCGGAAAGAGATTTTTTAGGAGGGGAACTACAACTAATACAGCCAAAAGGATAACAACTAGTCCTAACAATCCGTATGAACGCGCCATTCTACCAAGGCTCAAGGAAAAACGGGCAGCCCTGTATCTCTCGGGAGAAGCGAAGTCCTGTTTTCTTCGCAGTATCCATTGAAACATTTCTCCTTCGGTTGGTTTTTACACGACAACAGGTCAACACCGCACCGTTCTCCAAGAAACCCTTCATTAATTCTGTAAAATCTGTCGCAACCCAGAAGAACACATGCGATGAACAGTATGATTAAGCTTTGTATAATGACTTTTCTCATATCCTCTAATTCTGTCCGGGAAATTTCTTCACGCTTATCGCAGGTCCCTTGAGCTTCCGCGCGGCATTCGGATCATACTCATTGCTACCCTCCTCGTCCTTCTCCTTAAAATGCGCAGCCGAGTGCGCCCAGAATTCAGGCGCACCAATGCGAAAGTCGGAATGCTGTTCCGCCTTGTACCAAAAGATACAATCTTCCATTTTATTACTCTGGCTGGTGTTGTCTATGACAAGGCATTCATAGTTCTGTGTACATTGGTCCATGATCTGGCAGAAGAACTCAAATGATGGGAACGCCGAGCCATAGTTATCAAAAATGCGCTTTCTGTTTGTAAAATACGGTTCTCTCAAGATAAAGACATAGTCAACGTTGGTACGAAGAGCCGGCTGAATGCCTAGCGGATACTGCATAGTAATCAAAAAGAACACCTTGAGCCAACGACCGTTCATGAAAAGGTAGCGAATATTCTTGTCGTGTGTCCAACTGTCGTCGTACATACAGTCGTCCAGGATCATAAAGGATCTCGGATCAACTCGTGACACCATTTGCCCTGCCGCCTGTTCTTTCATAATACGTGCCATCATCATCTTCTGCCTTTTCACGAAATTTGACAAAATAATAGCACTGTACTCGCCATGAATAAATAGCGGCGGAATCATTTTACCGTAGAAAGAATTTGACTCTTCTGTGCCACTAATTACTGTTCCGAGGGGCATATTCTGATGGTTAAAAAGCAAATCACGCACAAGAGTTGACTTTCCGGTACGACGACGTCCAATAAAAACGGCGACGGCGTCCTGGGGAATCTTCTTCATGTCAAACTTTCTTAAAGACACATTCATTGATGCGGAGGCTGCCATAAGCTTT